AGGAGCTTCCTTTGCTGTGGTTAACATCGGGTAAATCCAAGACCAGGTCTATACCTGGTCCCACATTCTCAGTCCAACAGGACTATAAGAATGTTGAGTTCCCCGGACAACCGTGGGTCCTCAGGAAGAAATACTCGGTGCCAACCGCAGGATTCCAAACTACGGAATCGGATGGCAATTACTGGCCTCCCCCTAAAGGGGAGAAACCAGGTGACTACGGATCCGAGTTCTATACTCGGAAGACTGAAGTGGTTACTGGAAAGTTCCCACACACAGTCGTTTTCCTCAAGCAGTGCCCTGACTCGCCCCTGACACAATGGCAAGTGTCTGGTTCGATGTTCTTGGCGAATGCTTTTGGAAATGATGTAGCCCTGAATGCCAATATGGGTGCGAACGGACCGTACGTGCTAAAACCGGCCTTCCCGGATCTGAGCAGCTCTCGAGCTGCTTTGAACGTGAAGGGCGCGATAGCCGTCGCCGCTTGTAACCCTGGCAATCAGATTGCCAATACAGCTTCTGCCATGGGAGAACTACTACAGGATGTTCCCAATATACCGGGAATTAGCCTGTGGGAGTCCCGTCTCAGAGCTATCGAGACGTTGGCTGCCTCTGGCGACGAGTTTCTAAACGTCGTCTTTGGCGTTCTTCCCACGCTCGGCGATATGGAACAGTTTGTAAAAGCTGTCCACAAAGTCGATAAAGCAGTTGACCAGTTTATCAAAGACTCTGGTCGTACTGTTCGCAGAAGTTTTTACTTCCCAAAGGAAAGGACCGAGACTGAGGAGGTATTGCCAAGAATACTGTCACCGGTTGGTTGCCTTGACATTACGAACGCTCAAGGCGTCAACCAGGTTTCGTGTAATTGGCTTTATCCGAGTCAAGGTCTTCCATCGTATGAGACCATTAGGCATCGAGTCGTTGAACGGGAAATCTGGTTCAGCGGAGCTTTTACCTATCACCTCCCGAGGTGGTATGACAGCCACTCTCGGGAAGACAGGATGAGGCTCACGGCGCAGCTCCTTGGAGCCAAGCCGGACTTGAATACCTTGTGGCAACTCACGCCATGGAGCTGGGCCGTTGATTGGCTTGTGAATGCCGGTTCATTCGTTAAGAACCTGCAGTCACTAATCAACTACGGCACGGTTCTGCGCTACGGGTACGTGATGGAGACTACTACTGTCACGGATACCTATAGAGCAGGGAATGTCTGGGCGCAGGTAGCCCCAGGCAGCACGGCGGCCTTTAAGCCGCCGTATCCCGCCGTTCACCCCGTAATCTTGAAAACGACTATCAAGAAAAGGGTGAAGGCGAACCCCTTCGGTTTCGGCATTAGCTGGGACGGTTTGTCTCCGATCCAGCTTGCCATACTCGCGGCTCTTGGCATCACCAGAGTCGTGCGGTAGGTTCACTGCCCACCAACGCAAGGAGAGCACGCTGATGTTCACTGATCCCATCTCCCTTACTCCAGGTGCGTCGTTCGACGCTGGCGCGGTATCGCTTCCCCGTGTTTCACAAACGGGTGCGATTTCCGTGTACCAGGCCGGACCACTCACCGTGAGTGCAGGGAGTCTTCTCCGTGTCACGGCGTCCCATCAGTACGGGCGCCGCAATCGGAGAGTCCTTCGCTGTGATTACAGCGACAACGCGGGGAGCACCCTCGTTTCTGGAACGACGGCACCACGCAGCATGAGTTGCTACGTAGTGTTCGACATCCCGAACGCGGGCCAGTTCACCGTCGCGGACCAGAAGTCGCTCTTCAATGGCCTGAAAACCACTTGGAGTGCTTCAACGGACGCAATTCTGACGAAGTTGCTTGGCGGCGAAAGCTAGCCAAGTCTCGTCATCCTCCGTCCGCTGGTCAGGAAGTGCACGTCGGCTTAGGATGATTACCTCTATCAGGAGGTTTCATGAAAAGCCTGATTGTGCTCTGGCAATGCATCGCTGCGAACTTGGCGATGCGGTGTTGCACTAGCACCCACCGAGACGAGAAATACGTCTCCGATCGATTCGAACACGAGGGTTTGTCGTTTCTAACGATAACCCTTCCTACCTTTGCGAAAGACTTCGAGTACTGTCTCGAGCAAGGGTATGTCGACAACGCCGTTTTTCACTCGTTTGTGAAGAACGGGAGTCTCCCCGCATTTTTGCGAGGTTTCTCTTGTCTTGTGTTCGATCGTAAGACTGGTGTTCTACTTGACGAACCCAGCGTTGAAGCAATACGATCCATCCGTCAACTCACGTTGATGTTTGGAAAGTTCCTTGCTCCATGCACGGACCAGAGAGATCGGGCCGCGCTTGCTGAGTTCGTCCAGTGTGAACAGGAAGTCAAGGAGTATTCGATACCCCCTGATGCTCTTGCGAGTTTCAGGCGGATTAGAACGCTCCTATTCGGTACGCTCTTCTCCGAAATAGATAGAGATATCTACAACGGAGAGTTCGCACCGAGGCATGGACCAGGGTCTACTGCTGATCGCCTAGTCGGCAATCAAAAGTTCGCCCAAACAACATGGCCATGTCGCCTTGAACCATACTTTCCTTACTTGAGTATGGTTCTACCCAACAACTCCTTTTGGGAAGAGTTGGATAAGGTTGACTTCCTTGAACCCGAAGCTGAGATCCCTGTTAAAGTGATCTCAGTTCCTAAAACGATGAAAACTCCTAGGATCATTGCCATAGAACCGACTGCTATGCAGTATGCGCAGCAGGCGGTTCTCGGCCTGATCCAGAAGCACGTCAAGAGATCTTTTCTTGACGGCTTTATCGGTCTTGACGATCAGACGCCTAATCAGCGGCTGGCCTGTCAAGGCTCTATCACTTCTGAGCTCGCAACACTCGATCTGAGTGAAGCGTCCGATAGAGTTTCATCCGAGCTCGTTTCCCTACTTCTTAAGGACCACCGTCATTTTCATGACGCGACGATGGCCTGCAGGAGTAAGAGAGCTCGGCTACGAAGCGGTGAGATTATCTCACTTGCTAAGTTTGCGTCTATGGGTTCAGCTCTCTGTTTTCCGATGGAGGCGGCGGTTTTTCTTGTCGCTATCTTTGTCGGGATTGAGAAGAGCTTAGACCACCAGTTGTCCAGGCGGGATATAAAATCCTACCTGGGCAGGGTGCGTGTCTTTGGGGATGATATCATCGTCCCCTCGGACCACGTGCGTTCCGTGATTGCTAGCCTAGAGTCTTTTGGACTCAAGGTTAACACCAGCAAGTCTTTTTGGAACGGTAAGTTCCGAGAGTCTTGCGGGAGGGAGTTCTATGACGGAGCGGAAGTTTCACTTGTCCGTTGTCGTCGTGCCCTTCCCTCATCACGGAGGGACGTTCAGGAGATCATTTCGACTGTTTCACTCAGGAACCAGCTCTTTCTCGCTGGTCTTGAGCTTGCGGTCGATCTTCTTGACCGTAGAATGTTCAGAGTTCTTGGACATTTTCCGGTTGTTGAAGAAAGTTCTCCTTTATTGGGTAGGCTCAGCGCTGATCCTAATCAAGCTCTACTTGGATCTACGTTGAAGAATTCCATACCTAAGAAAAAGGGATGGATGATTCGACCCGTTATCCCAGTTAATGAGATTTCGGATTGGCCTGCCCTGCGCAAGTGTCTGGCCTCCTTGGAAACGAGGTCAGCTTGGCTCGTGCCTACGAGCCATGACCACTTGCGACGTTCCGGACGTCCCCGAGTCGTCGACATCAAACTCGGGATGGGCTCTCCGTACTAGAACTTTTATGCGGAGAACGTTATCGTCTAACGACGACACGTGGGGAGTCAACCTAGGAGATGTGGCCGTCGCCACATCGGCTCACTTTCCCGCAGAGGTCTCAGACTAAGAGACACACGCGGGTAGTCAGCTTCCCGG